TTACAGCTTTAAGAAAACCTCTAATCTGAAAGAGTTCTTAATATATCTTCCTATTCCCGGCTTAGATGGCATATCGTTATAGTAGATTATCTTATCAATGCAGCTCTTTAAAAGAATGTTCTTATCCGCTGCGGATATGCCTGGATCGTCAAGAGAAGTCAGGCAGTCTTTAAATGTTATGATCTTATCTTCATAGTCAATCTTAACCGGAATATTATTCTTTTCATCAGCAATCTCTTCCTTCACATTAAGTATACGCTCCTGCAGCTTAGAATTACGCTCAATATATTCTTCCTTGGTGTATATGCCATCCTCATAGGCATCCTTCTGTCTTACATCCTTGTTGTACAATCTGTTAAGCTCATCTAAAAGACTTGCCATCCGGAGCTCGTGCATATCAATGTTATTATTTTCCTGTTCCTTAAGCTTTATCTCAAAGTCAGATATAGCATTGGCAAGAGATACTTTAATCTTGGCCAGAATGTCTTCATATTGTGCAGACTTAGTGTGACATACTGCCTGCTTGTTGCAGAGCATAATGGTAGTTACTTTTCCTGTATGACTTCTCTTATCAACATATTTCTTCATAGACATACCGTGGTCGCATGTACCGCAGAAGAGAAGACCAGCAAGCGGGTTGCGCAGCTCCTTGAACTTCTTAACCTTAGGAGTAAGACCTCTTTTATTTCTGGCAGCTTCAAAGGTGTGTTCATCTATTATTGCCTCGTGCCTGCCATTAACACATATAACATCATCACCTTTGTTACGTGGACGTACTTTCGTTATCTGTTCGTTTTCCCATTTCTTTACAACTTTGCGGCTGTTCCAGACAACCTTGCCTATGTATATGGGATTGTCTATCATATCCCGGATGGTGGCAGCAGACCAGTTATCAGACTTAAGAGGCTTTATGTGCAGGCTATCAAGCGTTCTTGCAATGTTAGTAAATCCCATATTCTCATCAAGATATAAGTGATACATAAGTCTTATTGCATCAGCTTCCTCCGGAATTATCTCTAAGGTGTGGCATTTATCTTTACCGGATCCTAAAGTTACTTTCCTGTAGCCATATGGACGTACAGAGCATATATAGTTGCCCTGTCTGACAGAAGCAACACGGCCTCTGCTTAGTATCTTCTTAGTATATTCAAGATAATCATTTCCCCTGGTTAACTCCATCTCAAAGAACTTGCGGTCATATTCATCAGATAAATCATATGTTTTACCCGGAGTAATAACTGCAGTATTAGTGTATCTGAATGAATTGATAATCTGGCCACAATCCTGTAAGTCACCTCGTGATAATCTCTGCGGCTCTACGATAAGGACACCGGATATATTTTCTGCTTCCAGCTCTTTAAGAAGCTGCTGCATAACAGGACGGTCCTGTATAGTCTCTCCGGAGACAACTTCTCTGTATATACGTTTCTCCGGTATAGCTTTGCCGTATTCTTTCATACAATAGTCCTGCAGTATACGTTCGTGCTTTGCAAGTACTTCTTCAACAGTCTGCGCCGGATCATCAGAGCGGGACTTTCTAAGATAGATAATAATGCTGTCAAAAGATACCATATTAATCATCCTTTCTGTAAAATATATGCAAGTTGCACCGGTGCAACTCAAAAATGGGTACAAAAATAACACCTACTTGCAAAAGCGGTGCTATGAATGATATAATATGGCTTGTCGAAGGCGGTATTATATCATAAGCACAGCTTATGTAAGTATCGTAGTAAAAGCTCTTGTGTTGTAGCACAGGGGCTTTTATTTATTTTAAAACCATAACGGTATTATCACCGAGATGGTATAAAAAGACTCTGGGCCCGAAGGACACCAGAGTACGTTCAAGAGTAGTGTATCTTGAATGTATATTAGTGTCAATAGTCATTCCCACATCTCCAACACATAAAAGGTTGGTTCAAAACCGATAATACGATAGTTAATTGTTTTTAAAACATCTTTTACAAGGAACATATCCATTGTCTAATGCACGCTCTAAATCAATTTCAGTTACATTTTTTATTCCACTGCAATGTTTATTATAATGATATTTATTACTGTTGTTTGTTATATATACAATATTATGAGGAATAATATTCATATTAAGAATTTGACCTAAATATGTTGTGTCCTGTGGGTAATTACTGCAATGCTTATTAATTTGCTCTTCCAACTCTAAATGTAAATATATATAAGGACTTCTATAATCCATTAGACTGAGTAAAAATAATAATTGGCTAAATCCTGGTGGCATATATTGCTCTTCATCAGAAAAAATTTCTTCGTTATGAAGAGTGTAATTACATTTATGGTTATATATTCGTCCACCATGTGCAGCGGTATTTCTATAATCTAAACATATAAATAAAGTATCCATCATTAATGTGCATAATGCTTCATCAGATATATTTAAACTGTTAGTATCATATAGTTTATGTGCAAGTTTAACTAATTCATCCTTTTTGAATAAGTCAATAAAGTTGATGATGGTACTAAAGTAAACACTTTTAAAAAGAATCCATGGAGGAACATTTCCATATTTTTCAGCATAATGATGAATAGGGTTTTTATCAGTATCAAGAGTCTTTTTCATTGTGTCGAGTATATATGGCAGGGTAAATCTTTTTTTTCTTTTCTTTTTATTTCTATAATTTCTGTATGATAGATAATTTTCCTCTTTGGTTCCAAATGCTTCAGATATAACACTTGCAGCAGCTTCTTTAATATGTTCTTCCAGGTCTTGCATTGAAGACATAACAGAATTGCGAAGATTTTTATCTAGCATATATAAAGAATGAATCTGGCCAAAGGTTACACCTGAGCGATACTGGATAGAAGAATCCGTTTTAATGACATAGGGTTCTCTATAGCTTTTAATAAGATTAGAGTAGCCAAATAATTCTAATGTATATTTGGCGTAACCAATATCATCTATAATTAAATTTTGCGATAAAAGTTTTTTAATCTGGTCATCAATTGATGAAAAAGGTATATCAGTCATATGTATTCTCCTTATATGCAAAAAGAGCCTTGGAATATAATTCCAAGACTCTTTTGCGACCGCCCAGCAGTCATTCACTATTAACAAGTGACATTATATCATATGTAAAAGTCTTGTCAAGTATTCCGGTGTTATTAAAATTATTAAAAATAGTGTTATTGTATATATAAATATATTTTTATATTTATATCCAATTAAATATCATTCCCACATTTCCAACACATAAAATGTCGGTTCAAAGCCGATAACATAGTTAATTTAATGAATCTTCAATATCAATGGTTAATGAAATAATACAATCTTTATCAAAGCCTCCATTTTTAACAATTTCAGATGGTATCTTAGGATATTTTTTGCCCTTAATAGAAAATCGCTGATTATTGTATTTAGAACAAATAGGGCAAGTGCTATTGGTTGTTAAAAATACAGTATCACACTTGAGTATTTTAGCTTTGTTTAATTGTTCATTAATTCTTACTAGGTTAGATATTCGCTTATCTGCAAATTGTGGATGACGTTTGCAAATATTATTAAATTCAACTTCAGCAGCTTCATATTGTTTATTTTGTTGAAGAAATTTAACAAGACGTAAGTAATCCTTTTCTAATAATGGAGGTCTGTCATACATATCAGATAGCTCATTAGAATGTTTTAAACAGGCAATAGCTAAGTCCATTTCTTTATTTTGTTTAAATGTTGTTGCTAATCTTTGAAGAGCATAGTACGAAGGTGTTCCATCTATCGTATCTTTAATCCCTATTTTTGTTATGTCATTTATACTTTTTATATTTGAGCTTTTAAAGTCTTTCTTAAATAATCCCATATTCAATATCCCTCTATTCTTCTCTATGTGCAAATATTTCAACTACCTGAACATCTTTGCACTGTTTGTCATAATCTCCATTTTCAATGTGTTTCATCTCGTGATGATACGCTTTCATAAGCTGCTCCAGGGAGTGTCTAGAGTTTAATACGATTGTGTATGTATCATCATTACAATGCATAGTGTATGCCTTAATTGTCACAGGCATATCAGCGTATACAATATTAGTATCCAATTTCTTTTCACCCTCTTACTGTTAATCGTTGTTGTTAGACATTCGGTCAATCATCTCCTTTACAAACTGAATATCTTCTTTTTTAACCTTGCGTGATGCGTCAAAGAGAACTTTATAATCAGGATTCTCATACATGAATTGTGCCATTTCTCTGGCATCATCATTAAGGTAGTAATTATCAGGTATGACCTCTGTAGTTGGTTTTTTACCAAGAAGATAATTCATATCTACATTAAAAGTATCTGCTATTAATTCAAGAGTTTCAAAGTTGGGTTCTCTTTCCCCTTTTTCGTACATTCCAACGGCACTACGAGATATACCGAGTTTATCAGCCATTTGCTGTTGCGTTAAACCACTTTGTTCTCTTATTCTTTTGAATATATTAGGAAAATCACCCATCTGTTTCAACTCCTTCTGTCTTGTATAATTTAATGATAACACGTTTTGTGGAAAAATCAAGAAAAAATTCCACAAAATGTGTTGACACAATTCGTGACGAGTGATATATTATGGTTAAGCCACAGAACGTGGCACGAAAGGAGTGATATTTTGAATGCTAAAAAGATTGGTAGCCGATTAGTTGAGTTGCGTGGAACTAAGTCACAGTCTGAAGTGGCAAATGCAGTAGGTATAAGTGATTCGGCATTATCAATGTATGAATGTGGCGAGAGAATACCGAGAGATTCAGTAAAGGTTAAATTAGCTCAATACTATGAAAAGACTGTACAGTCTATTTTTTTTGATTAGCAATGTCACATTACGTGACATTATTCCAAGCAAGTAACATACAAGGAGGTGAGAGCGTGAATTATACAGCAGTAGCGATAACAGCAATTATCTGCATAACAATATTGGTATTATGCCATGAACCTAAGAGGAAATAGATTAAGGAAAGGAGCAGGCTTATGAAGATAGCAACAATAAAGAGAGAGCCGGAGGATATGGTGTATACAGTGGAGGAAGTGGCAACAATCATGCGAGCTTCTAAACAGTATGTTTATACACTTATCAACGCAAATCAGATAAGGGTGCTTAAAATCCCTCATACAAGAATAAGAAAGTCAGAGCTTGAAAGATTCTTCAGGGATAATGAGGGAAAGGATTTAACGAATCCGAATGAACCAAAGGATATTGTAATTTAGGAAAGGAAAATAATATGCGACGAGTAGGTTTGATAATTTCGTACAACAAGAGAATTAATGAGAATCTTCGAATTGGTAACATGGAGCTGGCTGCCAAATGGTACACAAGGCTGAGATTGTTGGAAATATTCAGCTTTGTGCCGGAAGGTACATACAGACTTCCAACTATATAAAAAGAGCTGCAGTGAGGCAACACCGCAACTCAGATAATAACTCAATGATAGTGTAGACCATTTTGAAGTAAAAAGCAATGTGGAATTATGAATGTAGTTACTGTAGTGCTCTTTTAGACCCTGGAGAAAAATGCGATTGCCAGGATGAAAGGCAGCGTTACTTAAGACAGTTTAGGATGTCTGGGAACGGACAGTATCAGTTTATATTTGGAGGAATGAATGATGAGAAAAAACATAACAATATCAGTCAAAGAGTATAAGAAACTCATAAAGAAAAGTATTCAGATTAGCATATTAAAAGATAAATTTAGTAAAGAACAGTATGTGTCATCAGATGAGGTAAAGATTATATTAGGAATTAACGAGGAGGAAAAAATAAATGGATAACATGATACCAATGGGACAGCAGATGGCTGTTACTAAAACATCACAGACAGAGATGATGATAAGCAGACAGGCACAGGAAGTTCAGGGGGCAATAGTAATGGCTAAGAAGTTCCCAAGAGATGAATATGATGCAATGGAGAGAATCAAGAGAACGTGCCAAAGGGCAACTTTAGCAGAGCAGGCTATATATTCTTATCCAAGAGGCGGACAGACGGTTATGGGACCATCTATAAGGCTTGCAGAAGCGCTTGCTCAGAACTGGGGTAATATTGATTATGGTGTTATAGAGCTTGAACAGAAGAATGGTGCATCAGAGATGATGGCATATGCATGGGATCTGGAATCAAATACAAGAGTAACCAAGATATTTACAGTAGAGCATAAGAGAGACACTAAGAAGGGTACATATCAGCTTACAGATAGTAGAGATATCTATGAGGCGACAGCTAACTTTGGTGCAAGACGAATGAGGGCATGTATTCTTGGAGTTATACCAGGAGATGTTGTAGATATGGCTGTTGGAGAGTGCAAGGAAACAGTTAGGAAAGGAATAGGCAAGGAGCCTATTAATGAAAGAGTAACTAAGCTTATTAATGCATTTAAAGTTGAATTCAAAGTTACAAGAGAACAGATAGAAAAGTATGCGGAACGTAATTGTGCGGATTTCGGAGAAGATGAATTTATTAACCTAAAGGGAGTATATAAGGCCCTTAAAGACGGACAGGCTAAAGCTGAAGATTATTTTCCGGTAGAAGAGGAAGTTCCTAATCCTATGGGAGGTACTGCAGATGTTACTAACAAGTGAGAATTATTATAGTACAGAAGCCGATAAGGAGTATTTAAGTGTATCGCAGTATAAGAATTTTGTTGGTTCACTTGGCCGTCCGGGATGTGAAGCTTATGCATTGGCAAAGCTTAATGAAGAGTGGGTTGAGAATATGGAAGATTCTGATGCACTTATGGTTGGTTCTTATGTTGATGCACATTTTGAAGGAACTCTTGATACATTCAAAGCACAGCACTCCTGCATGTTTAAGAAAGATGGTTCCCTTATGGCTAAATATATTAAGGCCAATGAAATGATTAATAGATGTGAACGTGATGATTTATTTATGGCTTACATGAGTGGTGAAAAGCAGGTAATAATGACCGCTGATATGTTCGGTGCTAAATGGAAAATTAAGATTGATAGTTATATCAATGATAAGTGTATTGTTGACCTTAAGACTTGTCAGAGTATAACAAAAACTTTCTATCATGCTGATGCTGGCAATATGAATTTTCTGCATGAGTGGGGATATTACATCCAGGGAGCTGTTTATCAGAAGATTGTTGAGATTAATACAGGGAAAAAGCTCCCATTCTTTATAGCAGCAGTATCAAAAGAGAAAGAGCCAGATATACAGGTTATAGCATGTGAGCAGTCGTTTCTTGATGAGGCTTTAGCAGAGGTTGAAAGTAATGTACCTAAGATATTAGCACTTAAGAATAACGAAATAGATCCTATAAGGTGTGAGCAATGTGATTATTGTAAACATACAAAGGTTCTTAAAGCGCCAATATGGTCAAGTGATTTGATAGGTGAGGTATAGGATGAAAACAGATAGTGTAGTAACGAGATATTCAGGATATTGTGCATTATGTGGAAAGCCTACACAGACAGAGCATCATTTATTATTCGGCATAGGAATTAGGGAATTAGCAGAAGAGGATGGCATTAAAATACCTGTATGTGATGATGAACACAATATGTCTGGTGGAATTAGGCAGATACATAATAATAGCGCTGCTGAAAAGCTTAGTAAGATTGCTGGTCAGTTAGCCTGGGAGAAAGAATATTATCATAAATTATATGGATATGAGAATGATCCAGCTAGAGAAGCATTTAGGAAAAGATATGGAAGGAGTTATCTGTGACTTTATAATATCACACATCTACGTTGTCACAGAAATACATATAAGCCCTGTGGTACATACTTCCACAGGGCGGAAAGGAGCTGAATGCTCTATACATTTACAATCAAGGGTACGCTTCCAGGATTAAACGAATACCTGAAAGCAGAAAGAAGCTTTCATAACCGGCATAGTACGGGCAACGATATGAAGCAGCAGTATCAGATGATCATATCTAACGCTATAAGGCTTAATCTTAAGCGTACCCATATAAATAATCCAGTCCGGATTAAATACACATTCTATGAGCCTAACAGAAAGCGTGACCTTGATAATATAGCAGGGGTTGCACATAAGTTCATACAGGATGCACTTGTTAAGTGTAAGGTGCTTGATAATGACGGATGGAATAACATAGTAGGCTTTGAGGACCATTTCTTCATAGATAAACATAATCCACGTATAGAAGTGGTGCTGGAAGAGGTGAAGCCGTGAATACAGAGCAGAGAATCGACTATATAAAACAACTGAACGGGTTTGAAAGGTGGCTCGAAAGTCATTACTTGCCGAGTGCTGCGCAATTATTGTACTACAAGTTATTAAGTATCAATAATATGGCAGGGTGGTGCGAGTGGATACAAGTAGATAACCAGCGAGTAATGTCTCGTTGTCAGATGTCAAGAGAGGCTACGTTAGTCGAAAACAGAAATAAATTAATAGAAGCAGGGCTGATAGAATTCCAGAGAGGAAAAAAAGGAAGTCCCAATAAATATAAAATTTGTACTTTCAAATCCGTAGGGAAAACCGTAGGAGAAACCGTAGTACAAACCGAAGTACAAACCGTAGGAGAAACCGTAGCCATATATAAACAAAAACAAAAACTAAATAATATAGCGCCTGCGCGCGCAAAGAAAAATAAATTTACAAATTATAGTCAGCGTGAACGGCGGTCAGATGAGTTTTATGACTCGCTGCTTAGTAACTGACGGAAGGAGTATGCATGTTAGATTTAGAGTATCTTAACAGGTTCGGTAAGGATCTTGTTTCAGAAACTGACAGGCTTTTACAGGTGAAGTCTGCCTATGAGGAGATAAATCCAGAGGTGTTATACAAGGCGGAGCTGACAGAAGATGGACGTAATATCGGGTACACAGCTTTTGAGAATGTTCCAGGACTTAAGGATATAGCCACAGATACATCTGACTTTATAAAGAGCCAGATTGGAAAGTATCTGGAAGATAAAAGCAGCAACCTTAGGGAGTGTATAACGGCTATGGTGGAAGACATTACTGGTAGTATGGATCCAAAGCCTGCTGATTCTCAGAGCAGGGTTAAAGAGTGCGGTGTGGATGAGGAGCCTGTCATTCATCCAGTATCACAGACAGTAGTTGTGGATTGTGCGAGCAAGATTAGTGCGGTTGAGCTTAGTCCATCTAAGTCAAAGGTTAGTCCAAGCCAAGTCGAGCAGAGTTAAAACAAGACTTAAAACAGATGGGGTTACTACAAGTAAGGTCATAGACAGATTAGGCAGAGAACAGGAAGCTGCATTTATTAATGAAGCCAACCTTTATAAGACAATCTTTCAGAGCCGTAAAGACAGCGCAGAGAGATTTACAGACTGGGTTACATCAGAGGTGCTTCCAAGCATACGAAAGACAGGAAGTTAATTCAAAAGTAATTAGAAGTTACATTAGGATTTTTAAATTATTTATTATATAAAACAGGAGGATGTAAATTTATGAATACTTTAATAACAGTAAATAATGAGACACAGACAGTATCAGCCAGAGAGCTTCATGAGGAATTAAAAATTAAGACAAGATTTAATGATTGGTTTCAAAGAATGACCGAATATGGATTTTCAGAGGGAGAAGACTTTTACTCAAAAATGAGTAAAATATCAGAAAGTGTGGGAAGACCTCAAGTCGATTATAACATATCACTTGATATGGCAAAACAGATATGTATGATTCAGCGTACCTCAGAAGGTAAAGCAGTACGTCAGTATCTAATTGATTTAGAAAAGGCGTGGAACACACCTGAACAGGTTATGGCTAGAGCGCTGAAATTAGCTAATAAGACCATAGACAGTCTTAAGATAGATAATTCAAAGCTCATAGAAGATAATCATAGAATGAAACCTAAAGAGATATTTGCGGATGCAGTAGCTACAAGTACTACATCAATATTGATTGGTGATTTAGCCAAACTGATTAAGCAGAATGGTGTTGATATGGGGCAAAAGAGATTGTTTTTGTGGTTGCGTGAAAATGGGTACTTAATAAAGCGGAATGGTTCAGATTACAATATGCCAACGCAGAAGAGCATGGATATGAACTTATTTGAGGTTAAAGAAAGTACAATAAATAATCCAGATGGTTCAGTTCGTATAAATCGAACAACTAAAGTGACTGGAAGAGGGCAGCAGTATTTTATTAATAAGTTTTTAGCATAAATAAAGAGAGGTATTACCCTCTCTTAACCCATGTGATATCATATCCCATTATATCAGCTAAAGCGAGACATTCGCTATACTTAATTGTTCCACGAGTTAATTTGTTGGAAATGTTTTGAGTTGTAGTTGGTTCGTGAGTTTTATTATATTCAGATATGATTTCGGTTAATGTCATACCGCTTTTAGCAATGTATGATTTGATTTCATTACGGATATCGTTACTCATATTATTTACCTCCTTTTACAACATTATACATTATTGAATAAAAATATTCAATATAGTGTAAAAGTATTCATTGGAGTATTGACAATGTTGCGTTATAGTGTATAATGAAACTATAATAAAACAAAGGAGATAATAATATGAATGATTTAGAGATAATTGGAATATTAAAAAATTTAATTGACATGCCAGAGAAAAATTTCAAGAAGTGTGTAGAATTCGCGGATAGTATGGAAGCTTCTGAGAATGTAAAGAATTTTTTTAATATTCTCATAATATTGGCAGATAAAAAAAGAAATGAAAAAAGACAATCCCTCACAGCCTAGCCAGCACATAGGGATTGTCCAAACACAAGGAGTACCTTGTAGGAGCAAGTATAAGGTACTCCTAAAAAGAAGTCAATAAGATTTATAAAATGTTCTTTGATAATTGAATAATGACGCTAAATTGTATATAATAAATTATAATGTAACATTAAGGAGAAACAAATGACAAATATACAATCTATATTAATAGTAGTTGCTTTTATTGCAATATGTGTTATATTAATGGGCTATCTATATTGGATATTAATATTGTTTTCAAAAGATATTATCTTTTTTATTGGCAAAAAGAAGATGTTTAAATCAGTTGGTAATATATTAGTGTCATATTATAGAGAAAATGAATATGATCAATGCATTAGTGAATTAGAAATTGTATACAAACATATTATCAATGGAAATGATGAATTAGAAAGATATTATGGAAATATAGAAACTATATTAGAAAAATATTTAATAGAATTCAACGCAGACCAACTGAAAAAGTATGATTTTAAAGTTGAAGAAAAAGATAAGAATCAATTTAAAAAATATATATTAAGCTTGATACATTATTACAATAAAATATTCCCAATGAATATATTAGATGGCGCAAATAATGTATTGATAAAACAGCTTATTGATTATAGGGATGATAAAGAAACTGATAAGTATGAAAAGACAGTAGAAGAAGTTGCAATTGAAATAAAACAATTGCAAGATACAGTTTATGAGAAAGATAAAAGTAAAAAAAGACAAGATGTAATAGGAATAATTAGTATTATATTATCAATATTTTTCGGTGTTATATCTTTTATACAATTTTTAAGTTGAATTTATGTCAGCCGTCATTATTTGATGGTTGGCATTTTTTTATACAAAAATATATTTGAGAGGTGTAGTGAGTGGAAGAACAGTACAATATCAAAGAAATATTGATACAGTATGAAGACTTGGTAAAGGAGAGAGAATCATTAAAAGAATCTATATCTCAGATAGAGAAAAGGATAAGTAAGATGGAGCAGGAAGGATATACTGTAATAGATAGTGTATCAGGCGGAAATGGTGGCAAGCAGCATTTTAAGATAGAAGGCTTCCCATATTCGGAGTATGATACTCAGATGGCATTATTGATGTTAAGAAAGTCGCAGCAGGAAGGTGTCCTGGAGAAGATAGAACAGCAGATAGCACTTGCAGAGCATTACATATACCAGATAAAGAGCAGCACTATGAGGAGGATGATTACGTACAGATACATTAACAAATATTCCTGGATAAAAGTTGCACATAGCATGGGAAAACATTATACTGCAGATGGATGCAGGATGGCTGTTGAAAGATTTTTGAAAGAAAAATAAAAGTCTGTTCGTTTTGTTCGTTCTGTTCGTTTTATATGTGGTAATATTTATCGTGGAACAGATGTAAGGTGCATTGTTTCACAGACATACGCGAGTCTGAATTTAATAATATCCCCGGTGGTGCTGGTGAGAGCTGGCACCATTACTCCTAAATTGATAATTATCCCCTCTTAAGGCACTGACGAAAGTTGGTGTCTTATTTTGTTGATTTATGATATATTTAGTTATATCATAAATAAAAAAGATAAGGGGATTAATAATATGAAAAGAACAATATATTTTTATGATTTAAAACCAACTGTATTAAATAAAAATATAAATAAGATAGCAGATGATTATGAACAGGAATTCATAAATATACTTGATTTATTAATTACGCAACCACTTAATGAAAGAGTTTGGGATATAGAAGCAGATAATAAGATATTATATTTAGATGGATATGAAGTATTAGAAAACATTCGAACAGTAAATATGTGTTTTATATCTGCTAAATACAATTCGGTAAGAAAAGTAATTGATACAGAAACATTAAAAGATAAGGGATATTTAAAGAATAAAGAAGATGGAGATAAGGAAAAAAATCATATATCCATCAAATTTTACGACGATAAGAATCCATTGTGTCTATATGAATATAATAAAAATGGTACAAGTATTTCTAGAATTATTAATTATGTAAATAGGCATATAAAATCATATCATAAAAGTGATGAAAAGAAACCAGGCGAAAAAGGAATAAGATATAAATTTGATTATAAAAATATAGTATCAAAAGATTTTTTAAGTTCACTTGATAAAGTTAAAAGGGTAAAAGCGGTTACGCTTACTGTGGATAGGAAAGATATTAATATGTCTGAGATTAAGGAGCTTTCTGGAAGAGGAGACCTATCAACTAATGCTGATATTGTATTAAAGCCAGAGAAAACAGGGATTTTTCATGATACAGTTAAAGATTTCTTTAATATATATAATGATAAGAATAAAATAATAAAAAGAGTTACTGTTGATGGTGATTCAGAAGACAAACATCCCATAAGTTTTAATACAGAACAGATGAAGGAAAAGGATACAGTTGTAGTTGATACTGATATTATTACAGGAGAAGTAAAAACAGATAGCATTTATAGGATATTTGCAGAACGAATGGAGGATTTGTGAATATGATAGCAAAGGAGACTTTTAATATTATAAAGGATTTTTATTCAATGAGAAAAAAGACTAAATCAGATTATTTACTCATAAATTTGTTTCCAGCATTTATAGGTATAATTGCATTCATAGTAGGAATTGATGTTCATAAAATATGGATTGTAGATATATTGAATTTTACGGTTGATTTTATAAATCAAACAATTACAGTTCTTGCGTTATTTATAAGTTTTAGTATTGCATATGTGGGAATGCTTATATCAAGTGATAGTGACGTAGTACGAAAAATGAGAGATAAAGATTCTACAAGATATGAACTTGATGGACAAAAGATAAAGGTATATCAAGTTACACATTGTATGATGACATATACAATATTAGTAGAAGTGTTATTTATAATAGTTGTATTTGCAGAGAAATTTTTTGTATATATATTGCCGAGAATAGCATTAAAAGTATTATTATGCATAGATGTAACTATTCTTATGCATATTACATTATTGATCGGGATAGGCATAAGAGATATATATTACGCATTTTGGAAATAATTATTTAATATTTATAAGGCACTGGCATTAAATTGCGGAACCTTTTATCTAATGTAATTGGAGTAATTACCGATATACAAAGTATAATTTTTTAGAGAGGTAATTGTTACGATGGAAGATAATAAATATTATAAAGTGATTGAGTATATATTAGATCATATAAGTTATATATTAGCTATAGTATGCTGTGGGTTAGCACCAACTATTTTACTGTTTTATATATGGGATGATGCCTTTTTTATAAATTGTGAATTGATAAGATTAATAATGTTGATAGTATCAGTTGCATCAATTGCATATAGTTATAATATGTTTTGGGCATATATTTCAGAATTAATCATGGTCAATGGTAAGAATTCGGATGTAAAAATAGGATTTGTTTTTATCGTAGGTTCGGGATGTGAAGCATTAGAATTTATAACATCAATTATTGTATATTATTGTAATAGTTCTTGGAATAAGATTTTTGTATATGTAGCTGTCGTTGTAATTATTCCAATTATATATAATTTTATTGTTAGCATAAATTATAGAAAGAATGAAAAAATTATGATTAAAATAGAAAAAGATGCATTTGAGCAGCTTATAAAATGTGATGAAATTAGAAAATTATATAATAAAGAAATTGAAAAATTAATAGATAAATCTAATTTATCAAATAAACAAGTAGCAAAAGAAAAATTAATGTATAATAAAGTTGAAGGATAAAAGAAAGGAGCTGATTGTATGGCATTAACAGATAAACAGAAGCGATTCTGCGAAGAATACCTTATAGACCTTAATGCCACACAGGCAGCTATAAGGGCAGGGTATTCACCGAAAACAGCAGAACAGACGGCATCAAGACTGTTAAGAAATGTTAAGGTGCAGGAATATATAGCAAAAAGACAAAAAGAGCTATCAAGGAGTACAGAGATAACCCAGGAGAGAGTTATCAAGGAACTTGCCTTGATAGCTTTTTCTAATAATGCGGATTATGCACACGTGGTTGAAAAGAAGATGCAGGTAGAAGCGGGTGGAGCACTTGTGGATGTACTGGATAAAGATGGTAATCCTGTTATGTATAGAACAGTAGAGCCGGTGCTTACAGAAGAACTTACAGAGGAACAGAAAAGAGCTCTTGCTGTTATCAAGAAGGGTAGAGATGGATTAGAAGTTAAGTCCTGTGACAAGGTTAAGGCCTTAGAGCTTCTTGGCAAGCATTTAGGTATATTCACAGACAAGATAGAAGCTAATGTAAACGATACAACCAGGAGTGAATTACAGGAGCTTCTTGCACAGCGTAAAGCAAGGGGTGAGCCATATGCTTCTAAGTGATAAGTACTGGGATTACATAGACACACCTGCAAGAGCAGAGTTCTTAGAGGGTTCAACTGCATCCGGAAAGACAACAACAGTGGCTGTTAAGTTCATTATGAATGTAGCTGAATCAGATATGAAGTTGCATGTTATAGCCGGTAATACAACAGGTGTTATTGAGAAGAATATAATAAATGCTGATATGGGATTGCTGCAGATATTTCCCAATCTTGAATACTGTGGTAATGGTGATAAAGAGAATAAACTTCCACATATTAAATTCAAAACTGGCAGCAGTACCAAGATAATATATGTTCTCGGTTACGATAATGCCAGCAAGTGGAAGAATGCCTTGGGTTCACAGTTTGGATGCGTGTGGGTAGATGAGTGCAATACAGCTAACATAGACTTCATACGAGAGATATTCGGACGTTCTGAATACTTTGTAGGTACGCTTAATCCGGATGCGCCTACGCTGCCAATATATTCAGAGTACATCAATCACGCAAGACCGATTGATAAGTACAAGGCAGACGTACCGGAAGAAATATGGAAAGATTTGAAAGGATGTGAGCCTATTAAGAACTGGGTATATTGGTTCTTCAGGATGATAGATAACATATCTATGACACCTGAGAAGATAGAACAGAAGAAATTAAGTTATCCGCCTGGTACTAAGATATACAAGAATAAGATATTGGGATTACGAGGCAAGGCTACCGGTCTTGTCTTTTCTAATTTCTGTAATAGGCATATCATTACTAGAGATCAGGCAAAGTCATACATCAGACGTGAGGTTGATGAAATGCAGGGCGAATATTTCATAATATTCACCAGCGGACTTGATACAGCTTATTCAACCAAGAGCCCGGATACGATTGCTATGTCATTTATGGGAATAACAAACAAGGGCAAGCTGATAGTGCTGGATGAAAAGGTGTATAACAATGCAGAACTTGATATACCAATAGCTCCGTCTGATACGGTAAGGAATTACATTGACTTCCTGGAGCGTAACAGAAAAGAATGGGGTGGAATGTCAAAGAATGTGTTTATAGATAACGCTGATCAGGCAACGATAACAGAATTTGCCAAGTACAAGAGAGAACACATTGACTGCCAGTATATATTTAACAATGCGTATAAGAAAGTAACCATAATAGATAGAATTAACTTACAGCTTGGCTGGATGTCCTTTAATGACAAGAAGGGCAGAGAGCCAAGCTTTTATATTGTCGATACGTGCACGAATTACAAGACAGAGTTAGAAACGTATTCGTGGCTTGAAGATAAGGATTGTGAGCCTGAGGATGGCAATGACCATATGGTAAACAGCGTACAGTATGGCTGGATTCCTTATCGAAGCAGGATAGGTATAGAGAATAAGACATAATTCCAGATAGGAGAGTGAGAGAGGTGAACATATTTACAAGTATGGCAGAGAAGATAAAAACAGGAATAAGAACGTGGCTGCACATCCAGCCGGCTGTTAATGGATCCATAAGCATACAGGAAACTCTTGATTATGAGGGAAATGCCATAAAGAACCAGATATGGTACAGAGGTGAGAGTGAAGAACTGTCACAGCTATACAGCCAGATAGATGGTGACAAGACAAGGTTCTGGTCTGCATCCTGTACAATAGGTATGGAGATAAGAAAGATACACGTAGGTCTCCCTGCTATGTTATGCGATATGCTGGCCAGTATAGTAACAGATGATATGAATTTAATAGATGCTGGCAGCAGGCAGACAGAATGGGATAAGATAGCAGAGGAAAATGATTTCATTGAGCTTGTTAAGCAGGCAATAACAGAAACGCTTTATATCGGTGATGGAGCATTCAAGATATCGTTCGATACGAACCTTAGCAAGTATCCTATATTGGAATTCTACTCTGGTGATAAGACAGAGATTATCAGGGATAGGGGAAGAGTTAAGGAGATAGTGTTTAAGACTGTGTATAACGTTCAGAGACAGGAGTATGTGCTTCTTGAACATTATGGCATAGGCTACATACATTATGAGCTTACAAGAGGCAGCATGGAATATGATTTAAGTGTTATACCGGAGCTGGCACATCTTAGTGATGTTACCTGGAATGACAAGTTTATAATGGCTGTTCCCCTTATGTTTTATAAGTCAGCTAAGTATAAAGGACGAGGCAAGAGCATATTTGATGCAAAGATAGATAACTTTGATGCGCTGGATGAAGCATGGTCACAATGGATGGATGCCTTAAGGAAGAATAGAACAAAGGAATATATACCGGAGAATATGCTGCCAAGAAGTCCAATAGATGGAAAAGTGCTAAAGCCTAATGCTTTTGATAATGCCTATATACAAACAGATGGCAGCATGGCAGAAGGTACAGTTAATAAGATAGAGCTTGTACAGGGCGATATCCCACACGAAAGCTATCTTGCAACATATATCACAGCGCTGGACCTTTGTTTACAGGGGATTATGAGCCCATCAACTTTAGGCATAGATGTTAAGAAGCTGGATAATGCGGAGGCACAGAGGGAGAAAGAGAAAGCAACGCTTTACAGCAGAAATAACATTGTAGAGCAGCTTCAGAAGGTTCTTCCAAAGCTCGTTACAGCAACATTTAATGCCATAGACACGCTTAATAAGACAGCTATCAAGGATATAGATATTGATGTGACATTTGGCGAATATGCTAACCCATCCTTTGAAAGCCAGGTAGAAACGGTCAGCAAGGCTAAGCAGGGCGGTATTATGAGCATAGAGGCATCTGTTGATGAGCTGTATGGAGATACCAAGGATGATGAATGGAAGCAGGAAGAGATAGCAAGGCTTAAGGCTGAGCAGGGTATATCTGATATGGAAGAGCCGGCACTTAATATGGAATCAGATGGCTTCTCAGTTGATGGCGCTGATAACAGTTTCACAGGTTTTGATAACAAGTGAGGTAGCTTATGGCACTTAACACAGATTATGACATAGAGAAAGCCTTTAGAGCTATAGAAGATGAGCTGATAGCTTCAATGATACGAAATCTTGACAGACACAGAGCGGAAGAAGATGAACTTGGATTCAACTGGACACAATGGCAGGTAGAACAGCTTAAAGCCTTAGAAAAATATAAAGCAGATAACAAGACACGTTTTGCGGGCAGATTCAGCGATATAAACAGTTCAATTGATGCAATGATATTTACAGCAAGGCAGACAGGCGGCACAGAGCAGGAACAGAAGATATTAAGAGCATTGAAAAAGGGATTAAAAGCATCCAAGGTGTCACAAGGCACTGAGGGTGCTTTTTTCAAGCTTAACACAAGAAAGCTTAATGCCCTGATTAAAGCTACGAAGTCAGATTTTAACAGGGCGGAAAAAGCAATGCTTAGAATGTCGGAAGATAAATACCGGCAGATAATATTCAATGCTCAGGTGTATGCGAATACAGGTGCAGGAACATATGAGAAGGCAGTTGATATGGCGACAAAGGATTTCCTTAAAGCAGGTATCAACTGTATTGAATATGCGAATGGCGCAAGGCATACTATGAAAGATTATGCTAAGATGGCAATTCAGACAGCCAATAAGCGTGCATATCTAACCGGAGAGGGAGAGATGAGACAGTCCTGGGGAATTAGTACAGTTATTATGAATAAGCGTGCTAATGCCTGTCCTAAGTGCCTTCCATTTGTTGGTAAGGTGCTGATAGATGATGTATGGAGTGGAGGTGATGCAAGTGATGGTAATTATCCGTTAATGTCTTCGGCAATAGCAGCGGGTCTTTACCATCCTTGACGACCTAACTGCAAAGACGTACATACAACATACTTTCCTGAACTGGATGAAGAGCCAGACAGCAAGTTCACAAAGGAAGAGTTAGAAAAGGTCAAAGAAGATTACAAGCAAGACCAGAAGCAGCAGTATGCAGGCAGAATGGTTGAGCAGTTTGACAGGCTGTCTAAGTACTCATTAGACCCGGATAACAAGAAAGTGTATGCAGCGAGGAAGGAACAATGGGAGAATGTTGTTGCAAATGGACAGAAGAATGATATAATGGAATCAGATTTAAGCACATTAAAATGTAAGTTAAGGAATGATTCAGATATAGAGAAAGAATATTATAATATTCTTAAAGAAAAGTTTTCACATGGAAATAAAGCCACTAAGCATTTATTTGCTAAGTATGCAGGTGGTGAAACAATAGATGTATCAATGTATGAAGGTACTGCACATTTTAATACCAAAACAAAGAAAATATCTATGCATTATAAAGCTGATATGAGGAATATAAGAGGTGCAGGGACTACTTGGTATCATGAACATGGACATTTGATAGATGATTCACTTGGTATGGTATCGAGGGACGAACATTTTAAAGAATTACTAGAACAGGACACATTCCAATATAGAATAAAATATGGAAAAGAGCATAATTTAAAAACATATGACAAAGTAGATAGAGCAATTAGTAATGATTTACAAGATATAAGAAGACATTCTGCTGTATCGGACTTATTAGATGGATTAACAAAAGGGAATATTAGAGGTTGTGCAGGGCATAGTATTGATTATTGGGACAATCAAGAAAATATTACATCGGAAGCTTTTGCACATATGTTTGAAGCACAATTTGACGAGGTGCACTATAAAGAGATGCAGAAATATTTCCCCAAATCATTAGTGTATTTTGAAAAGAAATTGAAGGAGGTAGCAAGGTGATAAAGAAACTAAAAGATGCAAGAATAAAATTTGTGAATCATTTTAAATATTCTCCAGAGTTCCCTCCTGATTTATATTTTGACCAAGAAGAATATGCTGAATTATTGTTGAAATGCATAGAAGATGATTTTGATTATACAATTGAGAAATATGGAACAGTAGTGCCAAAGAAAATGCCAAGACCAGAAATAATATGGGATTAACAGCCACCAGTCGATAGATTGGTGGTATTTTTATACCCAATTTTAAGAAAGTGAGGACAAGACAGTATGAAAAAATTATTTATTAGCCAGCCTATGGCAGGTAAAACAGACGAGGAAATAAAAGAAACAAGGAAAAAGGCAATAGAATATGCAGAGCTGCTATTAGGTGAGAAAGTAGAAGTTATAGAGTCTTTTTTTGAAGGAGCTCCAGCAGAAGCTAAGCCATTGTGGTTTTTAGGAAAATCAATAGAACTTCTATCACAGGCTGATGTTGTATATTTTGTTAAAGGCTGGGATAAGGCTAGAGGTTGTAAAATAGAACATCAGTGTGCAGTAGCATATGATATTAAGAGAATTGAAGATTAGATTAAATAAACAGCTATAGAGCTGTTATTTTTATACCCAAGTTGCACCGGTGCAACGGAAAGGACAGTATATGAAAGATACAATAAAAGAGATTACCAAACAGGTAATTAAGAATATAGCATATCCAATAGGACTACTCACAGGAATATGTATTACAATAGCAGTAATTAGATTATTTCTGTAAGCCAGTTTAAGATTAAAGTAGCAATAACAGTAGTTAGAACACCTACAAGAAAACCACTAACAAACTGACTAAAGAAGTTTACAATAAATTTATGATGTTCTTCAACATGCTGTCGGACATATTCACGCCCAGAATCAGTAATACTAAAACAATCTATAGGTTCACCATAATTGTTACAATGTTGGCAAATTAAATTGCGTTTAATCAGAGAATCTATTGTTACAATGTTGTTGGTATATCGTGATAATTCTGAACTTCTAAGAGAAGAGTTTATCATTATTTTTAATATTTTAAATGTTACATCTTTCATAATCAATCACCTCTGTAATTGATTATATAGTATAGAACAATATAACACAATGACAAATAAGCACGCATAGCAATACGCTGTGGGTGCTATTTTTATGCCCAAAAGAAAGGAAGATATGAAATATTTAATTGAATATAGGGGAGAAGTCCTGTCAGGGAAGGCTCCTGACCTCCCCAAGAATAAGCTAAGACGTGGCGAAAGGCTACGTCTTTTTTGATTGCAGAGGTAGGCTGCAAAAATGATTTTTATAATTCTTTAATAAAATATTATAATTTAGTATTAATTTAATGTGTATTACATTATGCGTATCTTGCTAGATTTTTATTCATAAAAATTATAATAAAAAAGTATAAACTGACGAGAAATATAGAGAAATACAGCGGTTTACAAGCTTTTAATAAAGTGATAAGGTGAGCATACGATATATCGCAAAATAATTTTAAAAACCTCTTGACTTATGGTCGACCAAAAGTTATAATAAGATTGCAGTTGAGGAATACTTAACGAGTAAAGCAGGCAAGTAGCTGGAAAGGAGAAAAGAATGGAAGACGATATGAATATTGGTGAATTGCTTAAGGAAACAGCAGAAGAAAATCAGACAAGAAAAATTCTTGCAATACTCAATGAATGTAAAGACATTGAAGAAGCTAGAGAAAAAGTAAAAGCCTTGCTTAATAAATAAGCAAGGCTGACAACGAAAAATTCGGGCGGTACTTGCCACCGCTCGATACCAAATAGATAATATCATTTATTTGGTTACAAGGCAAGAGTCAAGAGGTGATTAAAGTAGATAAGAAGAAAATGGGTAGACCCACAGACAATCCTAGAACAGAAAAGATAGGCTTCAGAATGTCAAAAGAAGAAATTGAAGATATACAAGAATGTGCTAATGCATTGAATACTCAAAGAGTTAATGCAGTTGTTGAGGGAATAAAACTACTAAAAGAAAAATTGGGAATTAAATAACAAAAAAGAAGTTCGCCCACCTACCAAGCAAAACGAACTTCTTCAACACACCAATACCAAAGTACTGGTATTAATATTATATCTTACTTTTGGAATTGGTCAATATAATTTTAAAAGGAGATTGATTTAAAAATGAATAAGATAGAGCAGACGATAACAAGCATTGAAGTAGCCGAAATGGTTGGAAAAGAACATAGTAAATTATTAAGGGACATAAGAAATTATGTAGAGCAGTTTAACCAATCCAAGATTGGCTTCGTTGATTTCTTTACAGAAAGTACATACAAGGATAATAAAGGAGAAATAAGACCTTGCTACAATGTAACCAAGAAAGGCTGTGAGTTTATAGCACATAAGCTTACAGGCACAAGGGGAACAGAATTTACAGCAAGATACATCAATCGTTTTCACGATATGGAAGAACATATAAATAGCAACAAGCCACGCACAGCCCTTGAACAGCTCCAGTTACAGAGTCAGGCAATCCTTGAAGTCAATGATAAGATAGATGAAGTTAAGCAGGAGCTGGAAGACTTTAAGCAGGATATGCCACTGATGAATATTGAATGTGACAGAATAACAACAGCAGTACGCAAGGTTGGAACACGCGCTTTAGGCGGTAAAGACAGCAATGCATATCACGATAAGTCTTTAAGCGGTAAGGTATACACAGATATATACAGAGAGCTGAAGAGACAGTTTCAGGTTACTTCCTACAAGTCAATCAAGCGTAGACAGTGTGATACAGCAATATCCATAATAGAAGGTTATAGGTTGCCTGTGGTTCTGAAAGAACAGATACAGAACACTAACGCACAGATGAATATGGAGGTGTAATATGTCTGCTAAAATTGATTTTGAGAATGCTTTGTATGAACTGGAACAGACAACAGCAACATTAGGATTTGTTCAGACAGCATTTGCAGAGGGCGAATCTCTTATAGATAATGACGAATCTGCAGCAACTATATATATGTTATATTCAAGACAAAGGGTACAGATGGAAAGATATCAGAGGACAATGTTAAAGCTGCAATTGAACAGGTTCTAAAGGATGTACCTGCACTTAAGCCAAGCACAGAGAACAATGAGGGATTCCAGATTGGCGCAGGGCAGCAGACTAATGGACAGCAGTCTTCTGCAGGTAGCAATGTAAATGTTCCTACAAAGAGATGGAATAGATTCAATTAAGAAAGGTTAAAAAGGTAAAATAATATGCCAAATTTAAATTATGCAGAACAGTGGAGTCCTGAATTATTAGCAATTCTTATTCAGGGCACACTTACATCCCCATTTATCACAAACAATGTCAGATGGTTAGATGCAAAGACTTTCCATTTTACACAGATGAGTGTAAGTGGTTATAAGAACCATAAGAGATCAGGTGGATGGAACACAGGAGAATATAACCAGAAAGATGTTCCTTACACAGTAACACATGACAGAGATGTACAGTTTATGGTTGATAAGGCAGATGTTGATGAAACAAATCAGACAGCATCTATTCAGAATATTTCACACATATTTGAACAGACACAGGTAGTACCAGAGACAGATGCATTATTTTTCAGTAAGGTAGCACAGGCTGCACAGAAGACAGAATTATATCATACTGAAACAGCTTCCACAGAATATACATCAGAGAATGTATTTGCTAAGCTTAAGCATATTCTGGCAGCAGGCAAGCTTAGAAGATATAAGGCAAATGGAAGTCTCATTATGTATGTATCTTCTGACATTATGGATAAGCTTGAGGTATCAAAGGAATTTACGCGTAAGATTGAAATGACACAGATTGCAGAAGGTGGTCTTGGCATTGAAACACGTGTAACTGATATTGATGGTGTGACACTTATGGAAGTTGTGGATGATGAAAGATTCTATGACAGATTCGATTGGGATGTTGCAGAGGGCGGCTTTGCTCCACTTAAGTCAAAGTATGCCATAACAACTGATGACAGAATGATGAAAACAACAGGGCTATATGTATCGGATCTTACATATCCTGCAAGTGCTGTATCAGTTCTGGATGAGATAAGCGCCGGATGTGGTGTTCCTGTGGATGTAAGTAATGTTGATTCTTCTATTATGGTGCCAACAAAGCCGGTGGGATATACATACCGGGAAATGATAGGCTATATCGCTTCTTTAGTGGGTGGCTTTGCATGTGTTGACAGAACAGGGACTATTGTTATTAAGTGGTATTCAGATGTGGATTATAAGCTGGATGTGACAAGGATAATGAGCTTTAGGTCATAG